GCCTGTTCACATTCGTTCAAGGTATTTCTCCAGTTTGGTAAATTTATCAGCGCTTGGCTCGTACTTGCCCAAGAACCACGCGTACACCGCGGTGCGTGACACCTCTAGGTGATCGGCAATATCCACGATGCTCACGTCAAGCTCGATGGCCTTCATGGCCAAGCGTGTGAAGGGCGTGAAGGGCGTGTCGTTGATCTGCTTGATCAGTGATAGCGAGTAGCCGGCCACTACGAGCTCCCCTGCTCGGCAATCATCTTTTGCGCCATCTCGTTGGCCAAGTGCGGGATTAAATCCCAAGGCACCTTGGCGGCCGTTATCAGGGCCTGCATCGCCATGCCGGCGTACAGTTTGAACAGCTCGTCGTCATTCATCGTGATTCCAAAAAATAATAGGGGTGGCTTCACCGTGGTAACCGCCCTCGATGTTGAAGTCGCAGTACTCGCGTGCCTCACCCTGCGGCATGTCTCGCATGAGCAGCTTGATGATCTTCTCGCCGTCGTAGACTGCCCGGGTGACACGGTTACCGTCCGGTTGCCAAACTTCGGCTGTGCCAACTAGGGCGCTTTCAAGCCCGTCAAATGTTTTCATCGCTCACCTCAATAAGTTTCTGTAGGTAGTGCTGCGCCTTCTTCAGGTCCTCAACGCCGCCCTTGTCCTTCCACCTACTAACGTACTTCACTACGTTGCCCTCTAGATAGCCCAAGTTGTTGGCGATGATGTAATCCCACGGCTGTATGGCCTTGACTGCGTAGTGTGCGCCACCTACTTGTTGCGCGTTGGCGCGTATTGCTGCGCCTATTTGCGCAATACCTTTTAACTCTTGCTCGTTCAGTTCCATGTCGGACCCCTTAACCATGCCGCTGCTTCGTTAGCCTATCGCGGATCTGCGTTGCGAGCTGCTCGAGCGCCACGTCCAGCACCATCGGCACGTCCACACCATCAAGGCCCTTGCGCATCGCGTCAACAATCTTGGCGCATTCGTCGCGCTCGATTGAAATCGCGGTCTTGGTGGTGTTGATCGCGATCTGCATGATCTCGGCCCGGGCAATTGCAAGGGCGTTATCAAACTCTTCCTGCGTGAACAGCGTGGCACCTGTGCCGCGGGCAAAGAACTTCTTTTGAAAATCGGTTAGTTCTTTCATTTAAACCACCATTTAAAAAATAATATCAGTGCGCACCATGCGCCGTAAAACCACATCATCCATATTGGCAGGTCAGCGGGGATGTTCATCTTTCTTCCTCTGCTCTGTATACATCCCTGCGCGATAGCCGATCTCATACGCCTTGCGTAGCGTCATCATGCCCAGTTCGATTGCGTCACTCTCCGATATGAAGTGCAACGCACTCTCTTGTGCTGCGCGGCGTATGCTGTCCTCGACCCGCTGCTGTTGGGCGCGTTCAATTGCGTCAAAGGCTTCGTCTTCTTCAGTCATCGTTTTTGTCCTTGCTTTAATCACTTGTATGTGGTCAAACATCTTTTTGCCAAGGTCGTAAAACTCCTTGTCCTTGTTATCTTTCATTCTTCCACCCCATCAATCCATTGATCCAGTTTGTCGTGCATCTCTTTGCGGCGAGCCTGCGCAATCGTCATGTCTTGACCGCCGACAATGACTTCTATGGTGTTTGCCATTTCATTTTCAAACTGCTCACCTTTTTTGAACATAATTTCTTGAGAAGTTGTGCCAACTGTAAAAACAATACCCTGCAAGTTAATTGCTGATTGGACTTTCATGTGTTTAATTCCTTTAGTTTGGCTTCGATAGCAAGACACATTCGTTCGGGGTATCCAACATTTGCTGCAAAGATATGATTTATTTCTGTTCCGGTCAGCCCGACCCATTCACGCTTAGGCGCACGAACCTTTACAGTTAGTTCTTTGATTGCCTCGTCATAGCCATAACCAATCACTTGCGTTGCTACCTCATTGACTACATCTTCCATTTGTACAGCTAAACGTTTTTTGAGTTCCTCTCGCATTTGCCATTCGAGTGATGGTATTAAAATTGACAGCAGATCATCTGCCTTTGACTTACCTGATTTAAACAGACCCATAATTCTTCTCCTTTAGTTTGGCTTCAATAGCACGATAGCGCATCAATAATTAAGTCAATCTTGCTCATGATTACCCCTTGCTCTGATTTCATCTGCGGCATAAGTAACGTAAGGCTGTCGTTCAGTTGGCTCATATTTAAGAGCAATCTTCGCACAAAGCTCACGTTCATCAAGCCTTGCAGCCTCAACCGCATCACAGCAATCTTGCAGGTAGTCGGCAGCACAAGCCTCACGCTCGTCTTGGCGCACAAGGTCGGCAAAGTGTTCAAGGTGTTCGGCTCGTACATCAGGGTGATTTAATGAGCACCAGTCGCCATCACCAAGCTCTTCCAACCCCGCTTGTTCAGCCAACTCTTTTAATCGTTCGTTCATGCGTCATCTCCCATTGGCATAGCAAACATCTGACCTGAGAAGGCGTTCAGGATCGCAGCCTTAGCCTCCTCACGCTCGTCTTCAGGGTAGTCAGCAACAACATCGTCAAGTATCTTCAAGATGTGCGCTGCAAGTTGTTTTGATGTGATTGGTGTGGTCATAGCTTGCCCCTTGTTTCAGCAATTTCGTCACAATCTTTAATGCATTGCAACACTTGCTCTTGCATTCCATAACTCATAACAAACGAAAGATTTACTTTATTTAACAAAAACCCCGCCACCATACAAACCGTTTCCAAATGCTTAATGCGTTTAATACAATCTTCATGGTTGTCAGTAATTTTGATTGTCATACTGCCCACCTCGGTGTCATAAATGATGCGTGTTGTCGAGCCTTAGCCCTGCGTGTTGCCTTGCGCTGTTTAAACGGCATCAAGTGCTTCTTGTGCTTGCCGTGCATCACAAAGATAGCCTTGCGTAACCACTTGCGCGGCACAATCAACTTTGTTGGACGTACTGTAATACGCTCACCTGACTCATCAATTGCGTTCCACAAAGACAAAAGGGCTTGCTCAAGTGCGTTAGAGGTTAGGTCTATCACGGCATCACCTCCGCTGATTTCAACCTGCCCTTGCCATCAATAACAATCTTGATACACTCATGCCCGACTTGGTCGTCAACCTCTACCCACGACTTCAGACCACAGATTAGATACTTCACTACATCAGGCTTTGGTTCAGGCTTGATGCGATATTGCCAACTTTTATCCCAAGACGGGTGTCTTAAATCGCGCCATTCCACATACTCACTTTTACCTTGAATCTTCGCACCATCCGCCCAAGCGTGGATAAGGTCTGCGTGTTTGTGTTTCATTTCACCTTCTCCTTCACATACCCAAACTTTTTAGCAAGCGTTTTAAATTGCACCTCATTGATGAAGTACCAATCTTTCTGTACGCTCTTGTATACAGGAGTTGATTGAATCAACTCATCGTCAAGCTCAATTGCATGTTCTGTCAGCATCACGGACCGTGGTGCGCCGTTGATGAATACAACATGTGCTACGGGTTCCTTGTTCATTTCACACCCCCCGCCATAGCACGATCAACCTCGTCGTTCATCTGCTGCTCGGTCACCATGAACAACTGGCTGGTGTACTTGTTCAGCCAGCGGTAGCGTGCCGCATCAGCCGCCAGACCGCGGTGTATCCTAGTCGTTCGATCAAGCGTCGCGCTTAAGAAATCAATCCTATCTGACTGCGCCTTAATATGAGCGTTGAGCTCGTCGACGTGCGTCTGCATTTCGCGTTGTTCTTTCATTGCAGCCTCATGAACTCGATGACGTTGTTTTTAATGGTGCTTATGACCGAGCCGTTGCCCCACAGCTTGCACCCACGCGACACGGCCGCCGATCGCAACGACTCGGCGTCAAACTCGCCGGGTTCAAGTAAAAACACGTCACTGGGTTGCATTTTGTCAAAGTCTTTGCCGGTTAAAAAGGTGCTGTACGTGCCGTAGGGTACCGTCATCTGACGCCTCTTACGCTCGCGCGGTGCGACCACCTCAAGCGAGCCCTCGTTGATGATTGGCTCATCCGGTATCTGGATGACGTACTCGGCCTTGATGGCCTTTAATAAAACAATGGCTTTGTTCAATGCGATCTGTGTAATTTGTTCCACGGTTTAATCCTTTTTAATGTGTAGGGCGGTTTCTGATAACAACGAGAGACTCTTGTAGTAGTCCCACTTGGCAATGGTTTCTGAATCTTTTGAGGGTGGGGTCCAGCCGTATTTTTTCCAAGTGCGTTGCACGTTGGTGGCCGAGGCTGGGGCGTAGGGTAAGTGCTCTGGTTTGAGTTCCATGATCACATCCCGTAAGAAATAACAAAGTACAGGATGAAGATGGAATACAGAATTACTGAGGCCTTAACTACAAAAGCAAGATATCGTGTGAGCATGTGTTTCTCCGTGTGAATTGACAATGTAAAGCTTTTTTTTAACTGAGTCAATAAAGTTTATGAAGACCTACGTCTATCAGAATCTTAATCGCCTCGCTCATGTACCACTGGTAGTCGATATCAGTGGGTAAAACTTCTGGCAGCTCCATGATTGGCACCGCGTTGTCTGACTTGGGTACCTTGTTGCCGTTCTTCTTGTAGCGTATGAAGTCACCCTCAGTAGCGCGGTACCAGCGCACCACCTTGCCCAAGTACCTGCCCCTGTAGATCGCACCTGTGCGCACCGCACGCACCGTGGCAAAGAGCGTGATGTCCTCGCAGCCGTAGATGGTCTGCCTGATCGGTGTGCCCTCTGCCAAGTACTTCACGGCCGCGATCGAGCATATCTCGTTAGCCGGGCTCTTTGAGAGCGTGGTGGCAGCATACGCACCCTTGAGCTTGACGCGGCC